TCTTTTTGATATGTCGGCCTAATTTTACCTGTAGTTGCGCTTGTGCCGACATGCTTGAAATCTTGAATTTTATTATGTAGCGCTTCAATACGAGACTTCGTTTCGGCAGCGTCTTTAGCTTCCTTTTCTGCTGCAACTTGACTGCTTGGTTTTTGCAGTTCCTTTATTTGCGATTCAATTTCTAGTTTCTTAGAAACATTGTCATGATACTCTTTAAGCTGCCCTTTGCTCATCATGCCGAGTTGCGCAGGACTGATGTTTCCTTCTGACATAAGCGGCGTCGCAAGCACTTTAGCATTCTCACTCTTCAGCTTTTCAATCTTCTCAGCATTGCTGCCAGAAGTGAATTCGCCTTTTGCATCGTGGTTCTCATTGAAGCGCGGCTCTAGCTTTGCAGTGTGCACAATATACAGCTCACTATGATCTGGGTTGAGATAGCGGTAGCTCACCCCTTCAGGTTCACGAACTGAACTGATAAAGATGAACCCATCTTCTTGTGCTGCTCGCATCTCTGCTTGAATGACAACAACATCGGATGACCGCTTTGTCTGTTTCGCAGGAACTGGAGCGTCAGGTTGATTAGCAGCAGCAGCAGGCGGGTTTCCTCCGCCAGCAGCAGGTTGTGAGACCGCGGATTGTGGTGCAATCTTGGCCATCTTCTGGGTGTGAGCATTGCCGACCTTCGCAGCTTCCATTGCATGACCGTGAGACTGTTCAGCCGCTTTCATCTGAAGATTCGTCTGCGTCTTTGCAGTATCTTGCGCCATCTGTGCCTGATGCTCTGCGATGTCAGTAGCTTTCTTCGTGTCGATGTCAGCTTGATCCTGTGCACCGAGCTTCTGCGGGTCACCAGCGTCCTGCATGTTGATCGGTTGCCAGAAAGTTTCGCCAACCTTCGGGTCTTCGACAGGGTTCATGTCTTCGAGTTCAAGAATCATGTTCGTGTTCAAGAAACCCCATTGCTTACCCTGCGCGTAGAACGTCGAACGCGCGGCAGCGTCGGGATACATCAACTTCCGCACATCGAACTTCGCGAAATACTTTCCAGCAGAGCGCCCCATATCGGAGAAAAGTTTCCGACCGAACTCTTGCTCGAAACGATTCAGCCAGGGATGCAAGCAGTACAACACGAACTCGATGCTCGATTGCTCAACGTTCGACTTGCCGCCCTTCTCCTGGGCGCACACCATGTGTGCGGGTACGCCGAAGATCGCGCAGATTTCTTCGCGCTCGTACTTGCGCGTCTCAAGCATCTGCCCTTCTTCGGGCGTCGCTGCAATCTTCTCGTACTTCACGCCCTGTTCAAGCACTGCTACCTTGAACTGGTTCTCGCCGCCGTGCGCTTCAGCCCATGAGCGCCGCAACGTGTCGATTGCTTTCTCTTCCAACTTGTTCGGCAGTGTCAAGATTCCAGCAGGACGCGCGCCGTTACCGAAGAACTTCGCCCCATACTTCTCAGTCGCCAGCGCCAGGCCGAACGCCTGCCGAGCGAGCCACACAGTCGATTGTCCAAGACGACCATCGAGCGAAAGCCCTGGGATGTGTATCATGTTCTCTGCGAGCACGAGACGCCGCAGGCCGACGTTCATCTGGTCTGGGTTCTGGTCAACGACGTAGCTCGAAGAGTCCATCAGTTGATCGCTGGTCTCGTAAAGCAGCGTGCCGGGTTCCAGAACGTCGCCGCCGAGGAGCAGCGGTTTCAAAATTCGTATCGGGCGCGTGCGCGCTGGATTGCGCGGCCAGATGCCAATGATTTGCCCGCTGTTGTTTTTCTGAATTTCCGCGTAAGCATTTCCCCAAAGCAGGTCGTGCACCATCAGCGTCTTCAGGAAAACGGCGCTCGTCATTTCAGGGTTGGGTTCCTGGTTGATGAGTTTGTAGAGCGGAGAATCAACAGCGATGTTTTTGCTGTTGCGACCAGCAATCTTCGCGCGCTGGTACACGTGCAGAGGCAGGGACGACACGCCGTCTGATATGATGTTCACAGCCGCGAATACCGTTCCCACTTGGAGAGCGGTCATCTCCGACACACGAATCCCGCTGTCGGTACGGCCTCCGTTGCCATCTTGTTACTCGCCTTGCGGCGGGGTAAGTCATTTCTGCTTACCTCTCATACTTTCTTTTCGCATGAGAGCGGACTATTGCATACGCCTTTCGGCGTCCCTCTCGCTTAGTCTCTCAGGCTGCCTTTCGGCTTGCCCCTCGTTGGCGTTTCAGCGTTCGAGTCAATCAGAGAAGGTTTATTTACGACATCTCCATTGGTCTTAAAGATGTCGAGTCCTTGGACCCCTATTGGGGCAGCCACTCTGCTGGGACCATTTTTCTAGTGGCCACATTACGTTGACCCTCCCAGGTTATGAGGACAACGGCGTTTGCGGGTTCTCAAGCGATGTACGCTGCTCAATATTTTTCATTGCAGCAGTTAACATACGATTTATCCAACCCATAAAGACTCCTTTCTTGCCTGTAGGGGCAACTTACTGTATCGGTTGTCAAGACCCCACGCCTAAAGGCGGGGGATTCTAGGCGACTCACGTCGCCCTTAACTGTGTAACCTTCCTCTGTAACCAAAAAGTGTGACAGGGCTTTAGAGGAAGATGATGCCCCTGTCGGAGTACACAGAGCCGCCCTGGGCCAGCGTCGGCTGCGCGCAGATAACGCTGAGCGCCATAATCATCGCGACGATGCCGTCAATTTTCTCCTTCGACTTCTCCTTATCGGGCCTAATGTTTCCGTTCGAATCTGTCGTCGCGGCCACGTTGCCTGCCATCCACGAAAGAATAGGGTCGCCATAGTGTTCCAGTTTCTTCTGAAGCACCATGCCCATCAGTTCCTTCATTGGCTCGTTCATCACCGAGTAGACCATACGAACAGGCTCAGCCTTGAAGCCGTCATCGTTCAACTTCTTAGCAATCCACTGCGCGTTCCACGAGTCGAACGCGACTGTATCGAACGAGAACGTATCACGCAGCGTCTTGATTTTTTTGTAGATGAACTCGTGATCTATGACATCGCCAGGGCACGTATCCAAGTATCCTTCACGTTCCCATACGTCATAGCGCACGCGGTCTTTTTTCACACGCTCTGCGATGCGTTCTTTTGGAACCCAGTGCCACACGAGCACAGACCACAGCGGGTCGGCGGGCGTGATGATCTTCTCGTCATAGACAAGCGGCGCGCGGAAGTGCATCTCTGTTCTCGTCTGCGGACGAGCAACGCGCTCGACAACTTCCTTGCACGGCGGGAACACGAGCGCGAAAGACGATATGTCAATCTTCGCCGACAAGTCAAGACCTGCGATGCAGATGCGACCTTTGAGCCGCTCGAGCGCAGCATCACGCAAAGTCTTCGGGCTGGGTATCGGGCCTGCATGATTGCAGAGCGCCCACTTGTCGGGCGGCATCCAGCGAATCTCCTGGCTCGTCCAAACGTTCAGGCGCTTGCAGAGAAAACTGTTCAACGCGGTCGGGTCAATCATTGCCTTCGCACAGGCTTCGCGCATGTTGTCTAGCTTCACGCTCACGCCCAGGTTCGGGTTAGCTTTGGCCCAGCACTTCTCGTCTTTCCAGTCATCGCCGCCTTTGCCCTCTTTATCGGCTTCATCAATACACGCGATGTACGCGAACATCGCGTCACCATCTGCTGCCGACACGTTATTCGTCAGAATGTTCTCAGCGATTTTTCGCTGAGTGAAGCAGATGCCTTCCACGTTGTAGCCAGCAGTCGTAATCGCAATCGACAAGGGCTGCTCACGTGCGCCCGTCGATTCGAAGTACGCATCATAGAGCAAACGAGTCGGATGCTGGTGCAATTCATCGGCGATGAGGCAGTGCGTGTTCGTTCCGTCTGCTGTGCCATATTCTGCTGATCGTGGCTCGAACTTCGAAGCAGTCGCGACCGAACTCAAGTTGTTTCGATAAGAAGCGATGCGCGTACGGAGCGCTGGCGACTTCGTTCTCATGCGTACGGCTTCCTCGAAGACAATCTTCGACTGATCGCGCGTCGTAGCGATGGAATAAACCTCTGCGCCTGGCTCATCGTCGGCGTCCATCATGTACAGGCCGATTCCCGACAGGAACGTTGTGTTGTGCGTCGGCACACAAGCAGCACCAACAAGAAATAAATGCGACGGACCAGATACCTGTATACAACGAACAGGCACAGACTCTACAGGCGCGACTGAGACAATAGAAATTTTTCGGGTACGCGCACTTCGTAACGCCCGCTGACGTAGCGCTTTTCTATCAAGAGAAAAGACACGTTCGCCAGTACGCGGCCAAAACTGTATTCTGTACTTGAGGCCGCAATCGCGTCCCTCAATCGTAGCGTGGTCAGTATCAATTCGGCCCGCATATCCCAACGAACGCAAAAGTGCCTGAAAACCATAAGCGAGCGTAAAAGACATCGTTGTAAATTCACAGCACCCGGCTTTGCTTATACTGCCGTCTGTGTCCATTAAA